TTAACTGAAAAACAATATTATATAATACCATCTGAAAATAAGGTGGTACTAGGTTGTAGAGATTATCCTAAAGATACTGACGGCGATAGTTTTGTTAAGATATTTCAGATACCAAAATTAAAAACTCTAGTTGAAGTTGTAAATAACACTTATATTGAGTCAGATGTTGTTATTTATGATGAACTTGTAATGCAGACACTAGTTCTTGGAGCAGTATTTTACATATTTCTAACTACTAATGGTCAAATGACTAAGTTATCTACTGTATATACATTATATAAAGAAAAATTAAATGATGTTGTAAACTTCTATACGAGTGTTTAGATGTCAAAAGTTATAAGTAATTTTCAAGGAAGAGAGAATGCTATTGTATTTAAAGTAGCTAACAATGGTATTAACTCAAATTCAATAGATAATTTATCATATGCTAAATATATTCAAAATATGATTTTGAATGAAGATAATAATTTGTCTGTAAGAAATGGTACAAAAATAATAGCTAGACAAGAAGTAAACCCTGATATTATTTTTAATGATCAATTAAAGTTGATGAATTATGTTAATTTTAGTGGTAATTCTGAAATTATTACATATCAAACTTATTTTATAAAAATACCTTATATAAATTTTCAAACAAATATTTTTATAAATAGATTTGCAGATAATATAACACAGTTAGCAATTGATATAGGAACTTTAAATGCCAATCAAAAAACTGTTTTATACAAATATTTCTTTGAAAACGTTTATGTTTTTATAGAACAGGAAAGTTATTCTGATAAATGTGAAATATTTGATGTTGAACAAAATAACGATGATATTATTTTTAAAGTAAATCTTGATATAAGTTTTTTTGATAATCAATTTAATTTGTGGATAGAACGAGCAGGTATATATAAATTTATAGATTCTGATGTTGTTGATAACTTAATTATATTAGGTTTGGATTTTAACCCTAATGTTATTGTTTCATACATAAATTATCAAAGATATTTAATAATATGTAATGGAATTGATCCAGTACAATATTATGATGGAGTTGATTTAAAAGAGTTAAAAAGTAATTATCAGATAACTCAAATATCCATTACAAAAAATTCAAATAATACTCTATCTTTGGTAGTAGATTTACTTTATGAAAATGAATTAAGAGAAAACTTAGTTATTAACAATATTGTTAAAGTTGTAAGCGGTTTAAAATTGGAAACTCCCAATAAGATTACAAACGTTGTTTTCATAAAAACAGATACTTTAAAAATTGATCTCACTTTTGAGAATAATTTTGTTGGTGAACCTACTAATATTTTATATTTCAAATCTATACCAGCTTTTAGTTATGTTAATATTATTAATGATAGGTTGTTTGCTTTAGATAGCGGGGGTTCTTTTTACAAGAAATTTAGAAGTCCTGAGAAATCAATGTTAGTTTATTATTGTGAAAAAAGAAAATCAATATTCAATTGGTATAACCAAAGAGGAATTATTGAATCTATAAATCTTGCTTCTAATAGTAATAAGATAGATGATTTACAGTGTTTTAATACATATCAGGGAAGAATATTATTTTGGGGTAAAGAGTCAGTACAAATATGGACAGGTAATGACCCAACTGTTATTAATGATGGTCAGAACATAGAATTTGGTGATTTCAGGTGGCAAAAAACCGAACCTGTTGGAATTTTTAGTAAAAACATGTTTGTTGAATTACCTAATGTTTTTATTTTTCTATCAAAATTTGGTATTTGTAGTTTAAAAATAGATGGTTTCAATAACCTTAATATAGATTTGTTTTTTGCTGATAATGTAAATAGTTATATAAGAAAACAGCTTGAAAATCTAACTACCGAGAGAGAATATAGAAATCTTAATTGTTTTTTATATCCTTATGGGGGTTTTGTAGGATTCAGGTTTATTCATAATTGTTATATTTATCAACTAAAAGGTCAAGGTTTCTGGACAATATTTACTCAAAATTTTTCAGATAGTAAAACATTTCTTTATGATTCTGTTTCTAAAAACCTTTATTTAGCTAATAAAGGAAACGTATTAGTTTATTGTGATAAACTTAAATATAAAAATTATATGGATATGGAAAATAATCCTATACCATTTAATTTGTATTATAATTGGTTTAATATTACATCTACTTGGTATAATGAAAATATATACTTAAGTTGTCAATCAAGTGAGGATATATTAGTTAAAATAAAAGTGTATTTGAATTATGATATGTCAGATTATCAACTAACTGAAATAAAAGTTAATCAGATAGACAGTAAGTTTGATATAAGCAGATTTGATATTGATGAGTTTTCTAATAATGAAAAAGCAATTTATCCACAGGAAACTTTAAGATTTCATACTGATAGTATTTCTTTAAAGATAAGTGGTATTGCGTATAAAGAATTTATATTTGATAGTTTATATTTATCAGGTGGTATTAATATAGAGAAAAAAACTAGTAAAAATGCCGATTAAATTATTAAACCAAAATCTTGAATATTTTAAATATCCCAACAATGTTATTAAATCAGTAGAAATTGATACTAGGTTTAACGATATTGTTAATTATTTGAATGATGAGATTATTTACAAATTAAATAATTTAAATGACAATATTATTGTAGGTTCTTTATTGCAAACCGATATTAATAGTATTTTAAAAAGTAAAAGAGATGCTGGTTATATATGGAAAAAAATAGATAATGATGATTTTACTGATAATTCAATAAGTATAAAAAAACTTAATTACAAAAATATCATAAACTCAGTTTTTAGAGCTTCATATAATGGTGATGTACAGCAAATAAAAAATCAAAATATGGCAAATTATACAATAATTTGCACCGCAAATGGGGTTATGTTTGATAGAATAAGTAATAATTTTATTGATGGAGTAACTAAAATAACCGGTAATAAAATAACTTTTAATACAATTGGTAGTTATAATTTATCAAATATTACACCTAGTCTTTTAGATAATACTATTATATCAGATTATATTAAAGATAGAGCAATAAGTACTTCTAAAATTGCTGATAATTCATTAGCTTTAAATTCTTTTGATGTAAATTCAAGTCAATTACTTATGAAGTATATTTGGAGATACATTATTCCTAAAAACTTTATTAATTTGAACAATGTAGGTAATAGAAATAATATTGTTAACAGATGGGATAGAATATTTCTAAATAATTATGCTTTTAATTATATTTTACCTGTAGGTCAATATAAAGGAACACCATATACTATTCCTATTACTAAATTTAATAATTTCTATGTAAAAAATATAATTAAATATTATTCAAATAGTTCTGGTATAACTGATTTATCATTAACAGACCCATCCGGTAAAAAAGTTGGAGCTGAAAAAAGATATATTTTATCACCTAATGTATTTAAACCTAATTCTATTAATTCAAACAGACTTGTTTGTTGGTTTAATAGGAATAATGATGTTAATAAGTGTCATAATATAAACAATATATTAGCTAAGAATACAATAACTATTGATCATTTATCACCTGCAATAAGAGCAAAACTTGGCTAGATATGATAAATAACTTTACAAGAGATAATAGTTTTTTTCAGTCCTTATCGGAAAGTAATAGTGATATTACATATAAGGATTTTGATAATGAAATAAATAATCTTGTTGATTATTTAAACAGGAAAGTTGTTACTTCAATAAATAATATTGGTGCAAAATCATATAATGGAGTTATAGATAATATTAATTGTGTAATAAAAAATATAGGAGATGGAAAAGTTGTTTTTGATAGTCTTAAAGATGTAAATTATCAAAATAATGGAATTAATCTTGCTAAAATAGAAAATACTATTAGTCCTTTTTCTCTTTTATTTACTTATCAAAATTCCGATATATTTACTTTAAATATACAAAATATTTCTAGCGGAGGAATATTTTCTAATTTTGATATTTACAGTTTATATGATTATAAATACAGTTTAAAAATACAAGGAAAAAACTTTTATGATAAAGCTATTCTAGCTAACAACATTGATATAAACACTATAACATCAGATCATATTAATAATGAAGGAAAAAATTATCTAGTAAACAATTTAAAAGTAGAAAACAGACATATTATTAATAATAGTATTAATAACAATAAATTTGCTTATTACTCAATAACTTATGATAAGTTACATCCTGATATAAAAACATTTAGAGAAAGAGCAGATATATTTCTAATGTATCAAAATAATTCCATTACTTTTGATAGAATCAAGGATAATAGTTTTGATATGAGATTGATTTCAACCAATCTTGATAAATTTGGCAAAGGAATATTACATAAAGCAGTAATCCCTTTAAATTCAGTAGTAATAGCTAAACCTGATATTTATGCAACTGAAACAATAGATACTTACAAATTATGTATTTATGCTATAAGTAATGCTTATCAATTAAATACTTACCAAGACCCTCAACCTGATAAAGTTTATGTAAATCCCGCATATACTGAAAAACTTAATTTATATAATAGTGTAAATAAACAATTAATAGATGCTAATAATTATTTAAATCAGTTATATTCATTATGTATTGCAGCTGGTAACTTTATTTCTATAGATAATTTTAATAGAGGAAAAGGACCATCCGGAGAAGATTTAAGATATTTTTTCAGATATTGGGGTTTAAATTATGATATCTTTTTTGAAAGAGCTACAAATTATGATGCTCAATTGAAATATAATAATAATACATATCAGTATTTAATAAATATAAATGCTGATTTACAAAAAATACCGCAAAATATTTACACTCCAGTACCACCTGTTGTTTATCAAAAACTTGAAGCTGTTCCTAACACTAAAGCTTATAAAAAAAATGCAAATCAGTGGAGTATTAAATCAAATCATTTAAAAGATAATACTTTCAACATAATTAATATTCCTGATAGGATTAATTATAATAATGTCCCAAGTGAAAAATTCATAAATAAATATGCTCTTGATATAAATCTGCAAAAGAAATTAGGTTTTGTATAATGTTAACAGATTACGTTAGAAATAAAGAAAAATTTAAATCTTTAGCTAAAACAATAAAAAGTTTTAGAACAGCAGATTTATATAGAGAATTTAATGATCTTGGTAATTATATAAATACTTACTTAAAAACAGAATTTGAAAAAATATTTAACATAAGTCTTAAAATTGAACCTGATAAGTTTCTTATTAATGTAGGTGATGGTAACATTAATTGGGTAGATATTGTAGATATTGTAGACGATAATTCCATACCTCTTAATAAATTGCAGAAAATACCTAATAATTCCGTATTATGTACTGATGATTCTGGTAATGTAATACCTATAACGTGTAATATTGATTATGGCATTTTATTTGGTAGATATCAAGATACTCATATTTGGCGTAAATTATTAAATGAAGATATTGAAGATCATACAATAACAGGTGATAAAATAGATAAATTAAACCAATTAAATATTGATGATAGTTTAACTAATAGTTTTTTATCGGTGAATATTTTAGAAACAAAACATTTTGAGGATAATAGTATTACATCCGATAAAATAATAGATGGTTCATTAGATAGTACTTTGTTTAATGAACCTGCAAATAATCCCAATACTCCATTTATACCTGTTAAATATGAAAATGATATAGGGGTTGATAATCTACTTGCATTTATTCCGGGATTTTTACAACCAAGTAAAATTATGGATAGCACTATTTATCCAATTTATAACCCACAATTATTTTCACTTAGGGAGTATTCAGATAATCAAGTTTATTTGTTTAAAAATCTTGATGTAGGTTATGAATTCCCAGAAGATCAAACTTTGAATGTAGCTGAAATATTGGAATCGTTTAACATTGCTCCAGAATGTCTTGAAGATGATCATTTAATACCTTATCAAGATATAGGTGATTGGCAGAATATACCCTGGTATGATAATTACAACGAACCACGTTATTTTCAACAAGGTTATATAGCTCCTAATGATACTTGTAGAGTTGAGGGTAGATGTATTCCCCTTGGGCAGTTGAGACTCCGACATTTTGACGATGAAGTAAGACAAGCATTAATTGCTAAAGGAGTTACCGATAATGATTAAAGTTTACTTTAAAAAAGATACGATAAACATATTGTTATACAATAACGGCAATATAACAGGGATTATAAGAGTGTTTAAGAGAACTGATAAGCAAGGAGTGCTTGATTTGTTTATACGCACCCCATACCGCTCCAAATGGCTTAATAAGGAGTTGTATTTTAATCTTAAAAGCAAGTTTATTGATATATGCTCTAAAGTAGGTTATGATGTTGTTATTACAAGACTTAATAACATCAAGAGTTTAAGGTTACTTAATCATTTTGGATTTATGAAGTATAATGAAAAATATTATTATTTAGGGATTATCTGATGGGAGGATTTTTTGGCGGTGATGACGATGAAGCTCCACCGATAAATTTTACACCTTATACACCGATTGACGCTACTAAAAACAATCCCCCTATTAACTATATGAGGATGTTTGATGCAGTAAGCGGACAGGAGTTTGTATTTAAGAAATCTTCTAAAGGTGAACGTTATCTACAACTTAAAAACCTTATACAACAGAAGAAAGATGAATATAATAGGGGTCAAAATAGTTTCAATACACAGTTACAATCTGAAATAGCTAATTTGGAACAACAAGCTGCTAATTTGGAATATTCTGCCGGTGATACTGAAATTCAAATAAATGATTTATCTGGCAGAGCACCATTAGATGCTCCTTTTGAAACAGTACTACCGGAAATAGCTAATTTACCTAATATTGATTTAAACTTACCGGAAGTAAAGCTCTTACTTCCTTTTGAAATGCGTTATGCTGCCGCTGTTAGTGACGTAAGTAATAGGCTTAGGGATTTGCAAGATACTATAACAGGGCTTGAAGTATCCGATCCTATGACAATTAAGCGATATGGTCCAATGATAAGGGCATTTAAGGATGCAAACAGGCTTGCTATGGATAGGGGTTTTGATATCAGATACAACGGACTTGACGCAAAACTAAGGGAAATGGGTTTAAATAACTCAACTACTGCTCTTGGAACTATGATTAGTCTGCAAAAACAGAAAGTAGATACTGAAATAGAAAATAATCTTAAAGAATACGCCTTTGCAAATAATCTAAAACAACAGTCTATTGATAATCTAATCAAGTCGGGTAACACACTCGCACAAGAGGGTGATTTAAGGTATAAGCAGTTTGCTCAAGATAGTGATAACCAGCTAAAAATAAGACAACAGGACTTAGGTGTTGAGGAGTTAGAACAGCAGAGGGCAAATGCTATATTAAATGCACAAGTAGCAGAAAGACAACAGGACTTAGCAACAGAGGGGTTAAAACTTGATAAAGGTAAAGCAGAGAGACAGTCAGAGCTTGCTAGACGTGAGTTAACCCTAAATATGCTTGTAAATAGAGACCCTAGTAAAATGGGGTTAAACTTTATTGCTAATAACAATACTAACGCTGTTAATGCAATGGGGATTACTAACGATGCTATGTATAAGAAACAAGCTAATGAATTACAAGCATCAGGATTAGAGCAGGAAAGGTTTAAGAACGAGCAAGCTGCTAAAAGCGATCCATTCGGTACTATTTTAAATACCGGTGTTGGAGCATTTACAGGTAGTTTTGGTAAATCTTTAGGTAGTAATTTATTGAAAAAAGGATAATGAAAGATTACGCTGATATTTTAAACAGGAAAAAGACAGCTGACAAATTAGGCGATGCTTTTACCGATCAAGCCAACTCCATGAGACCTATGAATGTTGGTCAAAGAAGAGAACAAGCATTACTTAGAGGATTAGGTGTTGGTTTAAACAGCGATGATGAGCGAGAAGCTAAACTTGCTGAACTTGAGAATATGTCAAAAGAACTCTCAATGAATAAATATGCTCTTGAAATGCAAAGTGGTAAGAACGCTAAAATAAAAGCTGATAATGAGAATTTCTTTTTAAGCAACAGAAACGATCTAGCAACATTAAATGATTTCTTACAAAAAGGTGATTTTGAAGCTGTAAATGTCATGGCACCTACCTTACTTGAGAATTACAAGAAGATTACAGGTAGGGATATTGGTGAATATTCCTATAGTGCTAATGGGAAAATATACATGGAAGATAAACAAGGTAATGTAAAAGGTCAGTATATAGCTGATATATTACAAGGAGTAATACCTCAAGAAGAACAGATGAACTTTCCTGAACTTCTTACTTACAATTCAAAAACAGCTGTTGCTAATAAGATTGAAGAACAACGCTTAAAAAATGAGCAGATTAAAGCTGCTATTGAGGCAAGTAGAGCTAATGTTGAAACTAGTAAAGCTCATGCTGAATTGTATAAATCGCAAGCTGAAAAAGCTAAAATGGAAGCTCAAAACCCTATGAGTAAAAAGGAGCAAGAAACTATATTAACAACAAATATAACATCTAATAGGAAGTATATAGAAGAAAAACTTGATCCTAAACTGGAAGCTAGTGAAAACATATTAACTGCCTACGATAGATTAGGTAAAATAGCTATTGAAACCCCAAATCTAGTAGGTTCTGATTATTTAACTAAAGTAAGAAGAACTTTAGGGGAAGCTTTTGGATTAGACCCAAATTTAGATTATGCTAAATTAAGTAATGTAGATTTTGAAAAAATGTTACGACCTATTCTTGGAGCGCAATTTACTAAAGATGAGGGTAATAGAATACTTGCTAAATTACCATCTATTGAAAAAAATCGTAAAGCTTTATTACAATTTTTAAAAGAAGATAGACCTAAACTAATAAAATCTATTGTAAAAATGAAAGCTCAGAAAAACACTTATAATAAAAATAATGCTATAAATATATTAGACGAAAATCAATTAGGTGATATAAACAATGATTATAATATGTTTGTTAAAGATAGATATGGTATTGAACAAGGTGATTTAAACTTGGTTGTTGATACTAACAGCAAAGAGTATAATACGTATAAAAATAAAGGTGCTACAGGTAACTAATGGCTTTAGTAAAATTAAAAATACCAGACCAAACTAATTTAAGTGAAGAAGATAAAGCATTTTGGGCAGACGCTTTAAAAAAACATGGTGAACACAAAGATAGTGGGTTTTTTGATGAACGTGAAAAACCAGACCCTCGCTTATGGTACTTACCAGATGTAGATGACGATATACAAAATGTAGAAGAACCATCTCTTAAAGAAAAAGTTACTAGTGCTGCTTACGGATTTAATAAAGGATTAGGTAAAACAGTTGATAGTGTTGCTGCTGCCGGTAATGCTATTTATGGTGGAATTAGTGGTGGAATGGCTAATTTGACTGAAAATCTAGGTATGGAAGAAACATCAAAAGATTTCAGGTATCAAGCAAATCAAGCCTATGATGATGCTAATAAGCTATGGAATGGTAAGGTAGCAGAACAGTATGTTGAAGATAATTATAAACCTGATGCTATAGAAAAGTATAAAGGTACTGACCAACAATACGTAATAGATAATTATGTATCTGCCGGTCATACAGTGGAGTCTTTAGTTGAAATGTCAGCTGGAGGTGGAGTTTTAAAATTAGGAGGTAAAGGTGTTGCAGCTCTTGTTAGTAATCCTAGTGCTAAAAATTTCTTGGTAAATAATAAAGTTACAAATTTTTTAAATACTCTAGTAAGTGTTGAAGTTAACCCTGTAAATACTACCGCAGCAGCAGTTGGAGGATACCTTGCTAATAATTTTAGAGAGGAGGATGAAATAGCAAGGGAGCAAGCACCAATAGAAGATACTGCAAGAACTCTTGGTGGTTATATTGCTGGTGATGTTGCTACTAGAGGTGTCTATGCAGGAGGAATTAGTGGTACTGCTAAATTCATATTACAAAAAGCTTTACCAAAAACTACTTATAATGGGTTGATGAAAAATGTAGCTGAACTTAAAGAACCTTTTGTAGAGGGATTATATAAAGGATTAGATACTGTTCAGGAAACTGCCGGTAATTGGATAAATGGTTTAGTATTCAAATCAAATACTGACGTTGGAAAATTAACCATGAGAAGATTAAGGGATATAGAACAAGCGTCTAAAGAAGCTATTGAATATGTATCAACTGATACAGGCATTATGCACAAAGGTAATACAAGTTTTGCTGCTTGGTTGTTACATAAAAAAGATAATCCTATTGATATGGAATTTCTTGAATCAGTAGCCCCAGAACTTGCTAATATGCTTAATAGCGGTGCAGATAAAAAAACTATTATAAGAGAGTTAACTAAAAATAAAGATTTAGTTAACGCTTATACATTACAAAAACATAATGCAAAAGCAATAGAATTAGGTTTGTATTTACCTGATTATACATTAAAAGAAAAATTATTAAAAGATACGCAACAAGGTTTAATTGATTTTGTAAAAAGAAACTTAGGTGATTTTTCTAAAAATGCTGGTGAACTTACCTATACTAATAAAATTGAAGATTTTAAAACTCTTTTACCTCAATTTAATAGTGTTTTAACAAAGGAAAGAAATTTAAATCATGATAGATATCGGCAGATTTTAAGTAGTAATGAAAACAGTATTATTAGCTTAGAAGAATTTATACCTGAATTAAAACAATTATCAGATGATTTTAAAATATTTTCTCCTACCAGTAGAAATGATACTGCTGAAATTTCAGCAATAGAACAGGTTTCAGATACTTTTAATAGATTATTTAGCTCTGCTTCTTCTGCTGAAAGTAGAAATGTAAATGGAAGAATAGTAAAAAATGCAATTAATCCTATAGAGCTTGTAAATAAAAGACAAAGTTTAAATGATATTTCATATAGAGGAAATAGTAATGTTGAAGAATTGCAAAGAAAAGCCGTATCATTAATTGATAGAATAATTGAGAAAAACACGGATTTAGGAAACTTACCTGAAGAATTTATAACATCTTACAGAAAAGCATTAGATTTTGATTCTAAAGTTTATTTCTCTTTTACCCAAGATGAAATTATTAAAACACTATTACAAGGTGAACCTACTGGATATATATCTAACATAATGAACACCAGTAGAGGTGTTGAACAGGTAAGAAAAGCTTTAAGTAATACTACTGAACAATATAAAAATTTTCATACTAAAGAAGATATTTTAAAACAAAATAAACAATTAGCAGATGATTATTACAACCGGATATTATTTGCATATAAAAAAGGTTTAAATAATAAAAGACCCTTAACCGGTGAACGCACTATAGTTGATAAAGATGGTTATGAAATAAATAAATTATATACAAGTACAAGTACAAGTACAAGTACAAGTACAAGTAATGTTATTAAGTTTCCAAATAAAAAAGATTTGGAAAAAGCACGTGAATTTAAAAATACTGGTAATGATCAAGGTCTAACTAACTTAGCTCATAAATACAATTTGGATATTAATGAAAACAGAGAGTTAATATCTAAAATGGATGGTAAATCAAGAGAGCTTTTTGATGCCTTAAGACAAATAAAACTTAAAAAGTTGATATTTGATGATTTCATAAATTACGAAAAAACTAATAATAGATTTGATTTTAATACTTTTAAGATACAAAGTACTATTTTAGATAATGAAAATCTGATTAGAAGTTTAGTTAGAGATGAAAAACAAGCTGAATTTATTATAAAAAAATTACCTGTTGTGTTAAATAAAGTGGGTGAAATAAGTAATAAAATAAAAATAAATTCTGATAGTAGTAAAGATATCACACAAGCAATAACTAGGTTTGCGACTAAGACAGGTATAGGGGCAACAATAGGTAATGCTGCCTTTGGTCCAGTAGGAGGCTTTGCCGGAGCTGTTGTATCAAACCAGTTAGTTAAGTTATATTACAGAGGATTAGCTAACAGTTTTGACAAACCTGAAACAACTGCTAAGCTAATTGGATTAATTGAGAAAGGAAATGACACAAATATCTTGAAATTTTTATTAAAACAAGCTAATGTGTATTCTTATGATGCTATCAAAAAAGATGTTGGTGGTAGTAAAACCATTTTAAAAGAAAAAGCAATAGATAGTAAAGATTGGTTGTTAGAACCACAAACAATACCTTGGAATGAAAGGTGATATTTTTATTTTTATTTTTATTTACGCTACTTTTACATTGTATTATATTTAGTTTTTTAATAAATAAAAAGCTAAGTATAAAAGTATTACAAAGAATTTTTTTATAAATGTAATATATACTATAAGTAGTGATGAATATTTTAAATTTAACTATATAAATTATAAATACTATTATTATAAATTCAAAAATGAACATCTTTTACAAGATAATAAAACAAATAAAGTCTTGGAATCTAATCCAAGTGAATCTTGTACTTGTAAATGTTCTACTCCTGATGATGCTAACAGCAGCAAACGACCTTGATCATTTTGTAAAGGTATTTGGACAGTTATCATTATCACTTGTAACCTTATTACAAGCTGTTCATGGTATATCTGACGGAACTGATTTAGGTAATATAGATGTTTGAGTTTGTAAAAACAACTCTTACAAACATAAATTTCTGGATAGGTTTTATTACCTGTTTTATATTATTCTCCCATTACATATTTGGTAATGATAATGCACTTGAGCAACTTGGTGAACTTATTACACAAATACTAACCGGTCTAAAACTAGACTTCTCACCTACATCATGAAAACTTCCCAAAAAGGACTTACTTTAATCAAGAAATACGAGGGTTTTAGCGATAAAGAATACATCTGTCCTGCCGGTAAACCCACTATAGGCTATGGGCATGTAATATTGCCTAATGAACATTTTTCATCATCTATTACAAAAGAAGAAGCAGAAATTTTGCTTAAAAAAGACTTACAACCACGTGAGAAGTCATTAAACATACTTGTTAAGGTAAATATCAACCAAAATCAATTTGATGCTCTAATGAGTCTTATATACAATATAGGTGTTGCAAACTTCAAACAATCAACGTTACTTAAGTTTATTAATGACAGATTGTTTGATAAAGTACCTGATCAGTTCAGACGTTGGAAATATATAAATAAAGTAGTATCAAAAGGATTGCTTAAAAGAAGAGAAGAAGAAATTAAATTATGGTTATCTTAAAATGCTTATATTTTCTTATTTGAAAGAAATTATACTTGGTATTGTGGGATTTTTTGCATTTTATCTATTTAACAAAAATAGAACCTTAAAAGCAGAGAAAGAAGCTTTATCTGGAATTATAACAAACAAAGACAAGGTAATAAATGTTCAAAATAAAGTCATTGAAATTAGTACAAATATTGAGCGTACTGATATTAACTCTTCTATTGATAGGTTGTCAAAACCTAAATCAAAAAAATAGTTTGCCAACACTTAATCTTCCACCTTTACCTTTAATGTCTGAATCTGCTACGAATGAGTTTAAAAAACTCTGTGTTCCTTATAATAAATGTGATAATTTGAATAACTGGTTAAATGAATTATATTTATTTAAGCTAAAATATGACATTTATCGTATTGAACTTTCCAAATAAATGTGTTATATTAAATTTGCACATAAAAGGTTAAATAATAACCTCTCTTTTTATTATTGTTGGAGTAACCCTAGTTTGAGTAAAATCTAATTAGGGTTATAAAAAAGAACTTATTACTGGGGTAAATCCCAATAGTAAGTTCTTTTTTGTTATTATGTTGGTAAGTAGACTACTCTGACTTTTTTAACACCTGATATATCATTTCAGAACTAGCATTTTTATTTTCAAGAACTTTAATAATTTGTTCATCCTTACATTTATTAGCTACAATATGATAAATAAGAACGGGTTTAGTTTGACCCTGTCTATGAAGTCTTGCATTGAATTGTAAATAATGTTCTAAATCAGGAGTAACCCCAAACCACACAATAATTCTACCTCCATATTGTAAGTTTAACCCTTTAGCAGTACCGCACTGACATAACAATAATTTTATCTTCCCATCGTTCCATTGGTTTTGAACTTCTATTGTGTTATTTCTATTTAAGGTAACACTGGTTGGAATAGCTAATTTTATCTTTTCTTCATCGCATCTAAACTTATAAGCAACTAATATGTTTTCATCCGGATAAAGCTCTACAAACTCTTTTAAGCACTCTATTTTATTATTATGGATGATTGTATATGATCCGTCATTTTTACTGCTATAAACAGCTCCATTGCAGTATTGGAGTAATTTAGAATACAATACTGCTGCATTAACCGCCGTTATTTCATCATTGTTAATTCTCAAGTAATATTCTTTCTCAAATTTCTTGTATAATCCGTAATTATCTATATCAACTTTTAATTCGTTAAATATTTTATCCGGTAATTCAAGATAATCTTCAGCTTTCATTGAGATAGTAATGTCCTTTATTTTATCTAGTATGGTATTTGGATAGAGACAGATATACTTACGCTTATGTTCATCATAAGTAAAATACTGATTTCTATAATGAGTTATGTATTTACCTAATCTCTGTCCTTTATCAAGTAAATATATCTGACTCCATAAATCCATAAACCCATTAGGATATGGTGTGCCTGTAAGAAGCACCATATAGAGAGATATAAAATGTCTTAATGCTTTAAAACGATTAGAATTATGAGACTTAAATCCTGTACTTTCATCTACAATAATAAAACCATACCTCCTAAAACCTTTTGTAAACATCCAAGGTATGTTTTCTTGATTGATGATATAAACATCAGCTTCTTTTTGCAAAGCTTCCAATCGCTGTTTCTCACTACCTACGGCAACAGAATATCTTAATCTTTTTGTATGCTCCCATTTATCAAGTTCATTTACCCAAGTAGTTTTAGCAACATTTAAAGGAGCTATAATAAGGCATTTTTTAACTTCTTTATTTAACACCTTAGTAAAAGCCGTTATTGACGCAATTGTTTTACCAAGCCCCATTTCTTGAGTAACAAATATTCTTTTTGTTTTGAGGATATTAATAACTACTTCCTGTTGGTAATGATAAAGTTGTGTTTCTTTTAACATTTAGTATTAAATTCTCTATCTAAATCTTTATCGCTTCCTACAATAGTAGTCTTTGCAATAGAAAATTTATTTACTTCAGAGAAAAAATGTTCAGTTTCTTTTTTGCACTTTTCACAACTTTTAACTCTACTTATTATTGTAAAACCATCTAATATTAAAATATAATTTTTTATATAGACAGATTTTAAAAACTTTTCAATCTCATTTCTTAATTCTATATCAATTTCTGCTAGAATATGTTTTTCACAATTTAAATTAGCATTTGCTAAAATATTTGTACCATCTGTTATAAAAACATATTCTTTTTTATTATATTTTTTAAGTATTTTTTCTAATTTTTCTTTCATTTATTTACTCATATTTGTTTAATGTTTCATTAATTAATAACATACCTTTTTTATATTCATCCATTGTTATTTGTTGCCGAGATTCATGTTCATTATTGTCAGTCTTAACTATATAATATTTTTCTTCATAACAATCCGCATAATAACTAAATCTAATACCTTTCATTTATTTACTCCTTATTTATATTTTTCTAAAATTTCCATAGCTAATTCCTCATCATTAACTACGAATACTGATTGTTTTCTTGATCTTAACTCCGATATTTTTAATTTTTGTAACTCGCTCAATTTACCTTTTTTAGACTTAAACTCAACAAAAAACAATTTACCATTTTCACTTATAAA